TACTGGTTATGCTGTTCGCACTTGGACTTCTTATCCTGAGAAGTTTTTGTGCGATGTTGAACCTGGCTCTCATGAGCTTGTAACAAACTTTCGTGGTGAGACACAGCGCTTCATTTGTGAGCTCAAGTATACTTTAGAGCACCGAAAAGGCGATTGTGGCAATATGCTGTTTGCGTATGCGGATGGAAATCTCAAGATCATTGGTATTCATACCGATGGAGCTATCAGTAGTGATGATTGTTATGCAGTGATGCTTAACAAAGATGAGATTGATATGTATGTTGCGCAGATTAATGTGTTGGCAAGAATACCTCTTGAAGATACTTTGAGGTATGAGAAAGTTTTGCATGAGGACGGAGTTGGTTTTAACAAGACCAATTTCGTGGCAGAGGTTGCTCAACATATAACCTCTTCTGGTGATACTAAGCTTAGACGATCTGAGCTTTTTGATGTAATTCATCCACATTCGACAAAGCCGGTACTTTTGCGTAGAACTCAAGGGAAAGATCCCATGGTGTTGGCTTTGAAGAAGTACGGTCTTTCGTGTACTCAATTTCCCATTCGGGAAACGGAGATGGCGATTGATAGTATTATTGAAGAGTTGATGCAACATAAACGAGAAGGAGATCTTGATCGTGAGTTGACTCTTCATGAGTGTTTGAATGGCATACCTGGTGTTGTTGAATCTGTTGATCTTAGTACGTCGTCTGGCTACCCGTATTCTTTGTTTTCGGACAAGAAGGGCGCTAAGCGACGTGTTATCGATGGTGAGCCTGGTGAACTAAGGCTCTCTGAATTTGCTCAACAACACTATGATCTGTGGTATGACATGTTACAACGTCTTGTTATACCAATGGAAATGTGGCTTGCTACTTTGAAGGATGAGAAGCGTAAGATTGAGAAGGTTGATTTGGGAAAGACGCGAGTCTTTTGTGCAGGAAGTTTAACATCGTTTATGCACAATAAGAGACTCTTTGGTGGTTTTTGCGCGTTCTTTAAGCGCATTAATGCCAATACTTTTTCGACCCTTGGAATGAATCGTGCATCTCTGGAATGGGATCGCATGATTAAGCGTTTTCTTGAAGTAGGTAGTAAGATTCTCGATGGTGATCAGGAACATTGGGACGGTAAGTTTAAGTCGTTTATTGCCATGCGCTGTCAGCGCATTTTTGATGCGTTTTACAATGACAAGCCAGGCACGTCGACTCATTTTCAGAGATACAGTTTGTATTGCCATGCTGTGTTTGCGTTTATTCTCG